CCGATAACGGCTGATATGTATTATTCCATCACTCACTGTTAGCTCTCCTGTTCCATGCTGCTACAACTCCCACCATTGGTATTTTCGCTTAGCTTGTAAAATTAGCTCTTGCCAAATTGCTACGACTTCTAGTTTTAATTCCCGCTCTGTCATCATTCACCCTCTGGCATTGGTGGGCTAAGCATTGGTCGCCAATGAGTTATCATTGAGTAGTCATCATCCTCTATGAAATCCTCACCACAGCTTATGTAATTATCGAATGAGATTGACCATGTCCAACCTTCTCCGCATGTATCAGAACGCATAAAAACATGGTATACAAACTCTTCACCTCTGAACCATCCAGCAAATACTGGTGTTTCCATGTCTGGTAGTGAATCACTACACTTAACCCAATTAGCTCTCTGCATTAGATGCTCCCCACGGTCTGTTTGATTCTTGAAATCTAAGCATTTCATCACTCAACACCTCTCTTAATTGCCAGCCATAAACTCACACTTGCTAACTCGCATGTATGCCTTGCCCCGTGGAAAACATCTATCCAATTTTCTTCTCAGTGGAGTAACTTTAATTTTAAGAGGGGTTTCTGACATATTTATGAGTGGGTTATTTATCCACTGCTGGTTATCAATTAATCTATCGTAATTTTTGTAGCAGTAGTCTATATCTGGATATGGATAATCCTTGTGAAACAATATTCCTTTCATCTAAAAATCCTCTTGCGTGTTAAACGTTGGCACCTTGGAATCGGCGTTGCTGTGGTCTGCTACTTTGTTGACAGATGCTTGATGCCTGCGCCTGATCAGTATCAAGAAAGTGACCGTTTTTAAATAATTGATAAACCGTACCCAGTTTCCCGAATCGGTTTTTTGTCACAATTATTTCTGCGTAATCTGCTGCAGGGGAGTTCTCGTTATAAACTGCATCACGGTAAAGCATGATGATGCTATCTGCATCTTGCTCTACACTTCCTGAGTCTCTTAAATCCGCATTGGTAGGTCGTTTGTTAGGTCTCTTTTCAACATCACGAGATAGCTGGCTTAGTGAAATAACAGGAGTTCTGATATTTTTAGCCAACCCTTTCAACGTTGCTGAAATATGAGCAATAGCCAAATCGTTACGCTCTGCACGAGGCTTCTCAATCAACCCTAAGTAATCAACCATGATTAACGATAATTCAGGGTGACGTTTCTTGTGTCGTGTTGAAATTGCAGTGATTTGTTCAACGGTTAACTTACTGGCATCGACAACCCAAACATTCAGTCCAAGTAAATTACCTGCCCCCATTGATACCCTGCCCCAATCTTCGTCACTCATACGAGATGGGTTTCTCAATGCGCTAACAGATAGGTTTGCTGATCCTGCAATCTGACGCTCTACGATTTGCTGAGAGTCCATTTCCATCGAGAAAATTAAAACACCTTTCTTGGTGTCAGTGCCGATAACATTTTGAGACGCAACGCCTTCTGTAATTTTCAGTGCGATTTCTGTTTTACCCATTCCTGGTCGAGCGGCGATAATGACCAAATCAACAGGGTTGATGCCTCCCATAATTTCATCTAATTCGCGGATCCCCGTTTTTAGTGTGTCCGACTCCTCGCCTTTGTTAACACGTTCTTGTAAAACTTCCGTGTAATCTTCGATTAACGATGAAACATGAACGGGAGCAATATCACCTTTCGAGGAATGCATATCAGATGCCTGAGCAAGAAAACTTTCCATTGCCTCACTGGCTTGCTCAATGGTTCCGTTTTCAATCACACCACGCACAGAATCCATTAACTGGATCATTGCTCTACGGTTATGATTATCGGTCACCATCTTGGCATAGCCTTTTAGGTTGGCTGCGCTAGGGCAATCCTTGGCTGTTTGAATGATGTTTGCTAGGTGTTCACTTCCCATTCCTTCAGCAACCATCATCATATCGATGACACCGCGAGACTTGGCTTGTTTTTGAATAACTTGATAGGCTTCTCGATAGAACCTAACTGAAAATGATTCAGGCTCTAAAGTGGCCAAAACATCCGAGGCATCAGGTGTTAACCCTGAAATTAACAAACCTCCAATAACACTTGCTTCAAATTCCGTATTGATCACTTAAAACCCCCTGTCAGCAAATTTACCTTCTCGAACACCTGTCAGCGTTGTTTCTCTTAGCAGATAATCAATATCAGCCGTCCAGCCTGTATCGTTTTCACCAAAATAAAATGGCTTAGCCATCCGCACAAAGGCTCTAACGTAGGCTCTCCAACCATCAACGTTTGCCGTTGCAAGGTTTTTGATTATCTTCCTGATCCGTGTTTTACGTTTCTCGTTAGCTTCCACAGCATGAGGCAGTCTGTCACCAACTTCCTCGTTGTAGGCATTGAGATATTCATCGTAGTTAATTGGAGTTGATTTTCTCTTGGTAGGTTTTGCCGATTCTCCCCCTTTCACCTCGTGAGGGGTAAGGGGTGTATTACTTTCTTTCTTTTCTTTTGTAATAGTTTCTTTTGTGTTTAGCTGACTTGGCTTATGTGAATTAGCCGTTTTAGCTAATGTTTTATTAGCTGACTTAGCTAATGTTTCGCTAACTTGGCTAATATTGAAATTCCACTCAGTAAAATCTTTGTTAATTCCAATTTTATTACCTGATGAAATAACAATATTCATAGCAATCATTTCATTCTTCGCTTTGCAAACATGAGTATGATGAATGCCCGTCATTTCAGCTATTTGAGTATTTGTAATACGGTCTAACTTTTTGCCGAAGCCGTATGTCTTTCTGATGATCGCCATAACGACTTTTAGTTGTCTTGCTGTTAAATCTGCACACATAACAGCTTCAAATAGGTCGTTGGCTATTCTTGTGTAACCATCTTCAAGATTTGCCACTGTTGACCTCTCTTGCCGTCGTTGATTACCAAAATCTGCATATGCAACATTACTCATGCGATCCTCCTAGTAATTTCTCACGATGCTCATTTCTCAATTTTGCATCTTCAAATGCTTCCTTTAGACGCTTACTTCCTAACGGTGTCACTTCTCGTAACGTCTTATCTCGCATGATGTTTTTATGCACTTCGTGACGATTAAACCAATGATTAACTTTCTTCTTCATGGTATAATTCCCTTATTCCTAAGCTGTATCAGCAAAAGGAGAGCTCAAAATCAGCTTCCCTTTAATACTGGTTATTGATACAGTGTATTTGTTAGTTGAACAGACCTAATTGTTCTTCTCTAAAGGCCTCAGTTGTTCCAGCAATTGAGGCTTTTTCATATGCATGAACTTGAAGTTTTAATCTCGATAGTTCAGCCATATTTTCTAAATAGAGTTTGTAGTCTGATTCTCTGATAACCTTCTCTCCTTCCCTCACAAAACCAATTACACGACGTGTAGCAAGCATTTCGCATACACCATCAATAGATTGGATTCTTCTTGAGATAGTCGAGTCTGAGCGCGATGTGGCTTGTGCAATTTCTCGCTGATCCCCATCACGTAATATTTGAAGTGCGCTACTTACTAAGTGGCGTGTTCTAAATTCAATAGCTCGTTTGTCACGAACTGTTTTGCATGTGTTTCCGTATTCCATTTGTTAAATTCCTTCTTAGATTACTTCCCATATTGGGAACAGCAGTAATGATCCGTGGCTCATTCCGTATGAGTTGATATTGAGGGAAGAGTTGTCGCTTTATCAGCGACTCCGTAGCAGTCAAGAACCCTGCGGTTGTTAAAGAACGTGGTGAAATCAATCAACTTTAGGTGGAAACAAGTCATCAATTGTGACTTTCACACCTTTTTTATTAAAGAAATCAACGAGATTTCTACAAACATCTAAGTCAGCCTTACGTCTACCGTTTTCATAATGACTGACATTTCCTTTTGTACATCCAAGCTCTTTTGCTAAGTCGTTTTGGGTGATTCCCAATTTTTTTCTATAGCGACTTATGTTGTTCATCAGAACCTCCTTATTACAATGATGTTAGTATACATAAAGTATCTTATAACTCAACATAAAAGTATACATTTTGTGTGTCCACATGTTTGTATACATAACGTATAATGCTGGTATGAAAATGAAATGGTACGAACTAGCCAAATCCTTAATGAAGGAAAAAGGCATTACTTATGATGATTTAGCTGAGCGCTTTTCGGTTTCGAAAGGTGCAGTTGGTCATTGGATGACCGGCAAAAGAGAGCCATCCCTGCATGATATAGCGGGAATACTGGCGTTTGTTGGCGTGAATAATGCAGTTATTAATTCAGATGGTTCGATTAGCATCGAAAAAGAAGATATTAATCATCAACCACCAATTTACCAGTACCCTCTATTCACAAAAGTACAGGCTGGAGCTTTCTCAACAGAATTTAACTCATACACTCAGAAAGATGCTGTGTCGTGGATACCTACAGCTAAGAAAGCCAGCGAACGTTCTTTCTGGCTAGAGGTTGAAGGTCAATCAATGACAGCACCACCAGGAGGTAAGCCAAGTTTTCCTGAAGGAATGCTAATTCTGGTTGATCCTGAGGAAGAAGTAGAGTTCGGAGATTTCTGCGTCGCTCGTTTGCTAAATGATGAGTTCACATTCAAACGATTGATTAGAGATGGTGGTATTGAGTATCTAGAGCCATTAAACCCTCGTTTCGACCTGATCCCTATTAACGGGAACTGCACAATCATAGGTAAGGTAATCAAGTCACAATGGCCTGACGACACGTTTTAGGGTGTGGATAATTAATAAGTAAACAGGCGAATAATTAATGGTGAATGTAATGACTAATAAAGAAAAAATAGAGCGATATGAAAAGATTAGCTTTATAACTCCATTTAGTGAGAAAAATGATAAGCTAGTTCCCGTAACTAGCATTTATGCTTCACCAACAGCCCAAACGATTGACCTTAAATTCTATGTTGGCCTTGTTGGGTTAAAACCAGATCATAGTTACCAATTCAAAGTTTTTATAAAGCCAATTGATATATCAGTTAAAGCTGGAGAAACAAGAGGGTTTATCAATCCTCTAACTGAGGCTTTTTCAGTTACTATAACCACCAAAAACTATGAGAAAAAATACATCGAAGGTGGTTTTAATATCGATATGGAAAATGTTGAGTTAACAGCCTGTGGCTTATATCAAGCAGATAGCATCCTTTATGATGTAGATGAAGAAAATAACTGTGAAATCGAAATACATTCATCCTCAACCTTTTTTATAATAAAGAACGAACGTGATGAGTAATATAATAAACCTTTCAGATGCCAAAAGGTTTAAAGTTAGTTTGGTATCAGGATCTGATTTTTCTTGTTCATTTGATAAACAAAAAAATGGTGGATATACTGCTCAAGAAAAGGATATAGATGTAAGTGAGGATATTGACATGACCAGAGAAGAACTAGATGCAAAACTAGCTCAAAACAAAGCCGAAGTACAAGCTATCGCCTCTGGTATGCGTGAGGAGATGGCTACTTGGCGTGAAACTCAAAATGCCAAGATGGATCAGATTAGTGCCACTCTTACTGCTATGTCTGCAAAAATGGATGCTAAATTTGAAACTCTAGACACCAAAATTGATGCAGTCGATAAGTCATTGAGCGGTCAAATTGACGGTCTGAAATCATCATACTCATCAGTACAATGGATGTTGGGGATCATATTAGCTTTATTAGCAATAATTTTTGCGATTCCACAGGTTCAAAGCTATTTGAATCTATCAGAGCCAGCCAAGCAAGTGCAACCTACTGTTATTTATGTTCAGCAGCCTAATGTAGCAGAACCACCACAACCTACAAACAACTCTAAATAGCCCTCCCCGCGAGGGCTTTTTTGTACCCTACCCCCTCCAAAGAAGTGATCTTCATTCCAATCTGAGATTTTTTTTGAAAATAAATTATCTGAAAATACAGATAGTTGACTCATTTATTGTAAAAATGTCTACATTTAGTATTTACATGTGTCTACTTATCGTATACATTTAATCACATCAACGGAACACAGCACGTTGATGTTCTTTAACAACGATGATGGCGAGCTGTGTATTAGCTATCAGAACGGTGACGCTGATAAAGCGTCAACCTTCTCAGAAGGTTTTGGGATTGGTGAATGCGTGTAGCTCAACGGTAGAGCGAGGCCATAAAGCTGGGGTTTTGGGTTCGAATCCCATCACGCAAGTAGGAAGTAATTACCTACCACCAATCACCAAAGCCAACTGTTTGGAGGATATATGGCAACTATTACAGTTAAAAAATCACGCAAGCCTGAGTTTTTACGTGGAGCATCTGCAAATAGACGTCACGCCAGACGGAAAGCAGAAGCTATTGCAAAAAAGAGTATTGAGTTGAAATTAGAATCAGTATTTCCTCAGGAGAAAAGACTTACATCAGTAGAAAAAACACTGTCACTAAGTCACATACCAGTTACTAGAAATATTGAACCTAAATTCAAACCATCGGTAGATAACTGTTGCTTACCTAATGTAGCAGTATTTTCAGGGGTTAAAACAAAACAGCCGAGCAGTGAGTTCGGGGTGACGGCGAGAAAATGAGCTTGGAAATAAATGAGATTGTAAATAATAGCCTGAATAATTCATTAAATAATGAGTTAAACAAAATACCTTATTTAATAAAACATCAATTTATGTGCAGTTTATTTAGAAGTAAAGGTATTGAAATAGGAAAATATAACATCTTGTCTTGGAATGCCAATAACAGATGTGAGTCAAAAAATATATGGAGTGATAAGGAGATAAATGAATTTAACTCACATGACCTTATAACAAAAATAACGACTGAAAACGGAGATTCTTTTTATGAAATAAGTAAAGGGTTTGGTTCTGATTTATGGAGATTATTAGTTAAAGAGTTAACAAAAATAGAAAATAATAATAAAAAACATCCTTCAGTGAATAAGAAGGAAATAAAGAAACGTAGTAAATACAGCAATGTAGATACAAATGAATTAATTAGAATGCGTGATTCGCTTGAAAGCCAAAGAAAAAGTGCAATGAGCTATTTCGCAAGAGCGTGTATATCAGGGAGAGGTCATTACACATCAGTAAAGGTAAAAGAGGGGTATGCAGAGAGACTTGCGGTGATAATTGAAAATATTGAGCTTGAAATTGAATCGAGGGAATTAGTTAACTAATTACAG